TTTCCGATCGTCGCGGCGACCACGAAGGCAGAGGAAGATGGCATTCCGTTGTTTGGTTGGCGGGATGACGGTTGGCTCACTATGACGAACAGCGCTGTTACCAATCACGCTGAGATCGTGAAATGGTTCAAGGAAATGCGGCAGAAGGGCTTCAAAATCAAGCAGATCGGCTTCGACCGGAAATTCAGTACGGAGTTTTTCCGGGACGCGAAGAAAGCTGGTTTTAAACTGGTCGACGAGCCGCAGTATTTTTGGCGCAAGTCGATGGGCTTCCGCCGGATCGAGCAAAAGGCGAAGCTCGGGAAGCTTTACTACCTGCATTCCGACGCTTATGAATACTGCGTACAGAACGTCCACGGCATCGAGAAAACCGACGACTTGATCCAATACGAGAAAATCAGCGATAACCGACGTATCGACCTGTTCGACGCGTCGGTTTTTGCATGTGTGCGATACCTGGAGGACACCGACCAGGCGAAGGCACAGGAGAAATGGCTGAAAGGTGGTGAATCGTCGGCGTGAGCAAACGACAGAAACAGCGGGCGCGGCAACCGACCGAGAAGCGAAGCAGCGAGGGACTGCTCGGATACTGGCTTCGGGGTGATGACCTGACACTGCCAGCCGGGTACGTGCGGCTTTCCGAATGCCCTGAGGTCCGGATGGCCGTCGACCGGATCGCGGACATGGTGTCGAACATGACAATCCACCTCATGCGGAACGTCGAAGGCGGGCATGAGCGAGTGCAGAACGAGCTCTCGCGGAAGGTGGACATTGAGCCTTACAGTCTCATGACCCGGAAGGCGTGGCTCTATCACATCGTGCACACCATGCTGCTTGAGGGCGACGGAAACGCCTTTGTGTTTCCGGTGTTCAGCTCAGATGGCTATCTCGAGGAGCTCATTCCGATTCCGCCGCACATGGCGACGATCCTGCCGCCGAAACAGAACGCGATTGGGCTGGCGACTGGTTATCAGGTCATGATCAACGGTCGAACATACAACCACGACGAGGTGCTGCATTTCAAGATCAACCCGGACCCGCAGGAGCCGTGGCGCGGTCGCGGGTATCGGCTGATCCTCAAAGATGTCGTGGCGAATCTTGCGCAGGCGGCGAAGACGAAGAATGCCTTCATGGGTGATAAGTGGCGACCGAGCGTGATCGTGATGGTCGATGCGGACTCGAGCCAATTCTCGAGCGAAGAAGAGCGTGACAAGCTGATCGAACGATACATCGGCAGCGGGCAGAGCGGCAAGCCGTGGATTCTGCCGGATGGGATAATCCGGATTGAGACGGTGAAACCGCTCAGCCTGCAGGATATCGCGATCCACGAGAGCGTCCAGATTGACAAGCGAACGGTAGCGGCCATGCTAGGCGTGCCGCCGTTTTTCGTGGGTGTAGGCGAATTCAAGAAGGACGAGATGAACAACTTCATCCGGACCAGGATCGCTTCCATCGGCACGATCATCGGCCAGGAGCTCACGAACAAGATCCTGTACGCGCCGGACCTGTATTTCCGCCTGTCGGCCCGCAGTCTGTACGCCTACGATCTCGGCGAACTGTCCCGGATCGGCATGGAGATGTTCGTCCGTGGGCTCATGGATGGAAACGAGGTCCGGGATTGGGTCGGGCTGTCTCCGCGTGAGGGGCTGGACGAGCTGGTCATCCTGGAAAACTACATCCCGCGCGGCATGATCGGGGATCAGAAGAAGCTCGTGCAAGGAGGTGAGGAGGGGGATGAGTAGAGAAGCGCGTCAGACTCGGAGCATGCGGTCCGAGCTCAAGACGCGGGCCGAAGGTGACAACGAGCTGGTGATCGAGGGTTATTTTGCTGTGTTTAACCGCGAGACGGAGCTTTGGCCGGGCGCCTACGAGGAAATCGCGCCCGGCTCGTTTGCGAACACGCTGTCGAACGATATCCGTGCGCTGATCAACCATGAAACACGCCTGGTCCTGGGGCGGAACAAGTCCGGCACGCTTGAGCTGCGCGAAGACAGCTATGGGCTGTGGGGCCGAATCAAGATCAACCCGAACGATACGGATGCCATGAACCTCTACGAGCGCGTGAAGCGCGGGGACGTGGATCAGTGCAGTTTTGGATTCAACATCGTGCGCGAGGACACCGAATGGCGCGATGACGGCTCCGTGAAGTGGACAATCCGCGAGGTTGACCTGCACGAGGTCAGCGTCGTCACCTTCCCGGCCTACGAAGACACCGGGGTGCAGGCCCGGCGTAAGCAAGTCGAAGACCACCGCGCCCGCCTCTTTGAGGCGAAGCGTCGAAAAATCATCGAAAGGGTGAGAAACATTGGCACTCAGGCAATTGCTGATCAGCAAGAAGATTGAGCAGCGCAAGAACGCGTTGGCTGAACTCCTGATCCAGGAGGAAGAGCTGCAGAAGCGCAACGAGGAACTGGAGGCGGCCGCCACGGAGGCGCAGACCGACGAGGAGCTGGCCACCGTGGAGGAAGAAGTCGGGAAGCTCGAAGCGCAGAAGGGCGAGCTCGAGCAGAAGAAGTCGAAGCTGCAGGGCGAGATCGCCGAGCTCGAGGCCGAGCTCGCGCAGCTCAACGCAAAACCGCCGGCAGACGAACACCGGTCGGCAAATCAACAAAGGGGTGAATATCAAGTGGCAAAGGAATATCACATCGCACAAGTCCGCAAGATGCTGGAGACCGGCGAATATTTCCAACTCCCGGAAGTTCGTGAGTTTTATGAAAAATTCAAGAACTTGCGTGCTGTCTCGGGCGGAGAATTGACCATCCCGCAGGTCATCATCAACCGCATCCTCGACATCGTGGGTGACTACACAACGCTGTATCCGCGCGTGGACAAGATCCGTGTCAGCGGCACGGCACGCATCCTGATCGACACGGACACCTCGCCGGCGCAGTGGATCGAGATGGCTGGCTCTATCCCGACCGGCGATGTCGGCACGATCACCAACGTCGACTTTGACGGCTTCAAGGTCGGCAAGGTGACGTTTGTCGACAACTATCTGCTGCAAGACAGTATCATCAATCTGGACGACTATGTTGTGCGCAAGATTGCCCGTGCGATCGCTAAGGCGCTCGATCTGGCGATCCTGAAAGGGCAGGGCGCGTCTCAGAAGCAGCCGGCCGGCATCATTCCGAGCATTCCGGCGAGCAACCAAAAGACGGTTGTGGCTGACAACAAGCTGCTCGTGAATCTGCTCAAGAACGTCGCCCTGATTGACACCGGTGACGACAGCGTGGGCGAGATCGTGGCCGTCATGAAGCGGAAGACGTACTATGACCGCCTGCTGGAATACACGATCAATGTCAACGCTCAGGGCAACGTCGTGGGCAAGCTGCCTAACCTGACGCAGCCGGACCTCTGCGGCCTGCCGGTCGTCTTCAACCAATTCATGGACGAAGACAAGGTCCTTTTCGCTGTACTTGACCAGTACACGATGGTGATCCGCGAAGACATCAGCATCGACCGGTCCGAGCACGTGAAGTTCGTCGAAGACCAAATGGCGTTCCGTGGAAAAGGCCGCTTTGACGGCAAGCCGGTGCGGCCGAATGCCTTCGCGCTGGTCACAATCGAGGATCCGGTACCGGAGGTGTAATCTATGGCAAAGGTGCTGAAAGATTTTCGGTGCAAGGTCACGAAGCGCGTTTATCGCGCTGGTGACGAATACGATGGAGACCGCACGGAAGAGTTGCAGTCGCTGGGATATATTGTGCTTGAAGAAGGTGGGGATAACCCGGAGAAACCGAAGCGCAAACCCAAAGATAGCGGGTGAGTCACATGGACGAGACCCAAATTCTCACGCTGGTCAAGGCGCGGCTCGGTATTACGACGGCGGTCAGGGATACGTACCTGGCCGCCATTATTTCTGGCGTGATCGACGAGCTCACGAAGGAGAAGGGCATCGCGTTGAATGCCGACGATGCTCATCACCTCATGTTCGTGGTCGACTATGCCACATGGCGCTATCAGTCCCGGGACGAATCCGGCGCGATGCCGCGGCATCTGCAGTACCGGCTGCACAATCTGATCATCTCGGCGGGTGGTGGTGGCGGTGGCGACGTATGACCACGAGTTGACGTTGATCGGAGAGACGATCGAGGAAGACGAAATCGGGAACCAAATCCCGGTTGAATCCGAGACAACAATCCTCTGCGGCCTGAAATCTGTTGGTCGGTCGGAATTCTATGACGCGGCCGCCTCCGGGTTGCGGCCTGAACTGGTTTTCGTGATCCATGCCTATGAATACAGCGGCGAGCGCATCGTGAAATTCGAGGGCGTTCGGTACAACGTGATCCGCACGTATCAGGTGGACTTTGAGGAAATGGAGCTCATTTGCGAAAGGGTGGTCGGAAGTGGCTAATATCAGCATCGACCAACTGGCTGACGCAATTGTTTCTGCTGTCCGGGAGTACACCGAGGACGTGAGTGAGGCGATTGAGCGCGAGGCTGACCAGACGAGCCAACGTTTGGTCAAAGAGATTCGCGCACGCTCGCCTCGCCGGACTGGCGAGTATGCGAAAGGTTGGACACG